CCAGATCATCGTAAAGTAGGTTTAAGTCCTATACCTGATAAAGCATATAATTTACATTTCTATGCTTTTAGTAAACCGACAGAACTTTCATCTTATGATGATACGATTGCTTTACCAGATCAATATGCTTCTATTGTATTAGCTAGAATTAGATATTACGTACATCAATTTAAAGACAGTTTACAACAAGCAGCTTTTGCATTAGATGATTATAAAAAAGGTATGAGGCGAATGAAATCTAATCTAATTAATCCTCAGCCTAAAAATATGACAGACGATAGGATTTATTTCTAATGGCAGCTTCACAACCCTTTTCAGTAGCACTACAAGGAGGGCTAGATAAAGCCAGTAACGCAATAGAGCTTTTAAAAACTCCGGGAAAAGCTACAGTATTAACAAATTTTGAAGTATCTACTAAAGGTGGATACAGACGTATTAACGGATATAGTCAGTTTGGTGACGGTACAAGACCAAACAGCAGTAATGATATTTTAGGACTTAAAGTATATGCAGACGGTGTAATAGCCTGTTCAGGTACAAACATATACTTTAGTCAAACAGGAAATAGTTGGGTACAGATTAATAGATCAAGTGTATCAGGAAGTGGAGATAACTACAGTACCTTTACAGGTCGTGGTACTTCTACTAGAACTTCACAGAACAAAGCACACTTTGCAATCTTTGAAGGCGATACAGATTACGGTGAGTTAATTATTACAGATGAAGGCTCTGGAGCAAAACCTTTCTATTTTAAAATGACAGGTACAAATGCAGATGTTACTACCAGAACATTTTTTGCAAAAGAGATTACAGTAAGCGGTACACACTATCCTAAGTTCTGTGTAATACACGATAAACATTTAGTAGTTGCAGGTGCTTCTACAGCTAAGAACACTATCTTTTATAGTGGTACAAGTGACATAGATGATTTTACAACTTCAGGATCAGGCAGTATTGTACTGGACGATCAAGTAGTAGGACTTAAATCTTTCCGTGATGAACTGTTTATCTTTTGTAGAAACTCAATTTACAAATTACAGAATATAAATAACGCTAGTACAATAGCTGTTGTACCAGTTACAAAGAACGTAGGTTGTGTAGACGGTAAGACTATACAGGAATTTGCAGGTGACTTGATCTTCTTAGCTCCTGATGGCTTTAGAACTGTTGCAGGTACAGCAAGAATTGGTGACGTAGAGTTAGGAACTATAAGTAAATCTATACAGCCTATTCTAAATAGTATTTTTGATAGCTCTATTGTACAAGAGTATAGTAGTGTTGTAATTAGAGATAAGTCGCAGTACAGAATGTATTACAGTTCTTCAACAGCTTCTACAGCAAGCTCTAAAGGAATTATAGGTACGTTAACTTCAAGAGGTTTTGAATGGTCAGAAATAGAAGGTATTCAAGCTCCTGCTGTTACTTCTGGTTTTAATGCTTCAGATGTAGAAAAAGCTTTTCACGGTGATAGAGATGGATATGTTTATAATCACGATACAGGAAATAGTTTTAATCCTGCAGGAGCGGAAACAAACATACACGCTAAGTATCAGTCACCAGACTTTGATTACGGAGACTTTGGAACTTTAAAAACTTTAGATCACGTTAAAGTATCTTTGTTTCCAGAAGGAACTATTGAACCTAAACTTAAAGTTAGATTTGATTACGATAGTGCAGATAGGCCTCAACCAGAAAACTTAACAATTAATGCACAAGCACCTTCGATATTTGGAGACTCAGGAACACTTTTTGGTACAAGTATATTTGGTGCGCCAGAACAACCATTAGTACGAAATACATTGATAGGCAGTGGTCACAGTAACTTTTTTAATATTTTTAGTAATGATGTAAAAGCTCCATATACTATAAACGGATTATACATAAACTACAGACCATCGGGAAGACAATAATAATAAGGTAGAATTAGACTATGGCTCAAGCATATACCAGACAAAGTTCATTAGCAGATGGGGATACTATAACCGCTGCTTTGTTCAACAACGAATATAATCAACTCTTAAACGCATTTGCTTACAGCTCAAGTAGTGCGTCTTCTACAGGACACAGACACGATGGTACTGCAGCTCAAGGTGGTAACATTCACACTATAGGTGATTTAGATTTTCTAAATAAAATAGTTGTAGATAGTACTAATAATCGTTGGGGAGTCTTTGTAGAAGTATCTAGTGCGGCCGTAGAACAAATAAGAATACAAGACGGTGCTATTGTTCCTGTTACAGATAACGATATAGATCTAGGTACAAGTTCTTTAGAGTTTAAAGATGCTTACTTTGATGGTACAGTTACTACAGATGCTTTAGTAGCGGATACAGCAGACATAAACGGTGGTACAGTTGATGGAGCAATAATAGGTGGATCAAGTGCTGCAGCTATTACAGGTACAACAATTACAGGTACAAGTTTTGTAATAGGTAGTGCAGACATAGCAGAAGCAGAACTAGAAACTATTGATGGAGTTACTGCAGGAACTGTAGCAGCTTCAAAAGCTGTTGTAGTAGACAGTAACAAAGACATTGGTAGTTTTAGAAACATTACTCTTACAGGTGAACTTGATGCAGGTTCTTTAGATGTATCAGGCGATGCTGACATAGATGGCACGTTAGAAACAGATGCTTTATCTATAAACGGCACAGCAGTAACTTCTACAGCAGCCGAACTAAACATATTAGATGGTGTTACTTCAACTGCAGCAGAGCTTAATATTCTTGATGGAGTTACAGCTACAACTGCAGAGCTTAACATACTTGATGGAGTTACCAGTACTACAGCAGAACTTAATATCCTTGACGGTGTTACAGCTACAGCAACAGAACTTAATCTTATAGATGGTGTTACAAGCACAACAGCAGAACTAAACATTCTTGACGGAGTTACTGCAAGTGCTACAGACATTAACCTTATAGATGGTATTACTAACGGTACAGTTATTGCAAGTAAAGCAATCGTTACAGATTCTAACAAAGATATAACTGGTGGTAGAAACATCACAATCTCTGGAGAGCTTGATGCAGCTACACTAGATATTAGTGGTGATGCAGATATTGATGGTACTTTAGAAGCTGATGCAATTACTGTAGGTGGTGTAACACTTGCAGAAACTATTAGTGATACTGTAGGTGCAATGGTTTCTGGAAACACAGAGACAAATATTACAGTAACTTATCAAGATGCCGACAATACATTAGATTTTGCATTTAGTGGTTCAGCCGATACAACAGGTAACGCAGCAACTGCTACAGCATTAGAAACAGCTAGAACTATTCACGGTGTATCTTTTGACGGCACAGCTAATATAGATTTATCTGAAGTAGTCCAAGATACTGTAGGTGCTATGTTCTCAAGTAATACTGAAACAAATATTACTGCAACTTATGAAGACTCAGACGGTACAGTAGATTTAGTTATTGGAACATTAAACCAAGATACTACAGGTAATGCAGCAACTGCAACAGCACTAGAGACTGCAAGAACTATTGGCGGTACGTCTTTTGATGGCTCGGCTAATATTGCAGTTAATCTTGCAGCTACAGCAACTGCTTTAGCTACAGCGCGTACAATACACGGTGTAAGTTTCGATGGAACTGCAAACATAGATCTATCAGAAGTTATACAGGATACTGTTGGTGCTATGGTATCTTCAAATACTGAATCAGGAATTACGGTTGCATACGAAGACTCAGATGGCACTTTTGATTTTACAGTCGGAACACTTAACCAAAATACTACAGGCTCTGCAGCTACATTAACAACTGCAAGAACTATTGGTGGAGTAAGTTTTGATGGTTCAGCTAATATAGTACCTACAACTTTTGCAGCAGCTACCTTCTCAGATGATGTCAATATAGATAGTGGTCTTTTATTTGCAGATGTAAGTGCTAATCGAGTTGGAATAAACCAAGCATCTCCTGATGTCTCTTTAGATTTAGGAGCTAATACAGACGCTGTACATATGCCTACTGGTACAACAGCACAACGTCCAGGAAGTCCTGCAGCAGGTTACTTTAGATACAATAGTACTACAGCTAAATTCGAAGGGTATACAGATGAATGGGGATCCATCGCAGGTGGCGGTGGTGGTACTAATATGGATACCAACATCTACGCAGGTGATGGTTCAGACACGACTTTTACGTTGTCAAATGCTCCTGATAACGAACAAAACTTAATGGTCTTTATAGACGGTGTATTCCAAGCACACGATAGCTATTCAGTCTCAGGAACTACTTTAACATTTTCTACAGCTCCTGCAAACGGTAGAGTTATAACAGCATACCATAGCACAACAACTGTAGGTGGATCTAATAATACTATTAATACTATGACAGGTGATGGTTCTGATACTACTCTAACTCTTAGTGTAGCACCTGTACACGAAAATAATGTTCAAGTTTTTTTTGACGGAGTTTATCAGTCAAAGTCTAACTACGCCATTAGTGGTACTACACTTACATTTAGTACTGCACCACCTGATGATGTCTTAGTAGAAGCTATTACTAATACAAACACTTCTAGTACTACAGCTAACCAATTACTTGATGCTGATAAGGATACAAAAGTTTCTGTAGAAAAATCATCAGATTCTGATACGATTGCTTTTGATGTAGCAGGTACAGAAGTATTAACCATAGCTGAAGGTGCTTCTAATACAGAGATTAAATTTAAAGGTACAGCTCCAGCACTAATAATAGGAGATGCAGGTGCAGAAGATACTAAAATCGTTTTTGATGGCAACGCTCAAGACTATTA